TAAATCGGCTGCTTTCTGTCCGAAGCCTGAGAGCGTTTTTTGTGCGTCTTTTATCGCTTTATCCAGACCACTTGAATCGCCTGTAATCTCTGCACTAATTGAATAATCAGCCATAAAAACCTCTCAGCATACTTTCGTCAACCGGGTAATCAATCCCCGCTATTCCTTCCTCTTCGCTCTCTTCTTCATCATCTATGTCATTGCCCCATACATAAGAGGCGATATAGATTGCCTGGTTCTTCATTCTTATCTTGTCGATTTTCTTTTTTTCTTCAAGAAGATACCAGACAATCCTCAATTCTGAATCCCAGAACCACTCCTCAGACTTACCCAATGAGCAGATAGTTTCTGTCAGAAGGTAAGTCCACGGAATCCCTACAGCGGAAGTTCCGGGGCTTCTTTTTTTTTCTGCCCGCTGAAAATTGACAATGAGCTTGTGATAGCACCCATTACAGTGTTTACGGCTTCGGCAAGCGTGACATTTGAATCGTCAAGGGCGGCAAGAATCGACTCATAATCATCTGTGAGACCTTCTTTATCACGGAGGCAGATAGAAAGCAACCACGGAATAGTTTCCATCGGTTTCTTTTCCAAATCTTCCTGCACCTTGTCGAAGGCTTCGATAGAGCCGTATTTCTTCTCGATTTTTGCAAGCGCAAGGTTTCCGAATTTAATCTGTCGCTCTTTTCCTAACAGATTGATTTTAAAATCACTCGGCATGATTTTTTCAAGTTCTTCTGACATAATTCTTCACTCCTTAATGTATAGTGTATACAAAAATATACACCACTATAGAGATTTTTGCAAATTTACGAAAAAAAAAAGGGCGGCATTTCTGCCACCCAAGAGCGAAGATTTATTACATCGATTACTCGATTGTAACCACTTTCGGAGCAACGCTGATGTTAGCAACATCTTTGAGGCCTGCGCCGATAACGACAGTCGCAACTGTGTCGGTCGGGTCTTCAAGCGTATACTTAACAGACGGGCTTGTGCTGTTCTTAGTTCCGTTACTGAATGTACCCGGAACGACAGCGCCCTCAGAGTCAAGCACTGTGATGTTGTTTGCGTTGATTGTAGCGTCTGCGATAGTTGTTGCAGAAGTTGCGCTCAATGTGATTGTGAGAACGCCTGTTGCTACTGCGGCGCTTGCAACTGAAATTGTGTTGCTTGCGATTGATGTCGCAATAACAGGAGCGTTGAACCAGTTAGAGATGACGCTTGCCGCTGTGTCAATGTCTGTTCGACAATGTGTACAGATAACGCCTACGCCGTCTCCGTTCGGTGAGTACAGAGTAGAAACGAACTGAGCGGAAAGAGAAATATGCTGGAAGTCCATGCTCTCTTTCTTTGTCGTTCCGCCTGTCTCAGGGACAGAGAATTTACCTTTGGCAAACCAGAAATTCTGATAGATTTTGTTGCCGTTGTCGTCTGTGCCGCCAATCCATACACGGAAGCCCATGGCGAAGTATGGTGACTGATCCTGTGGGGTCTCGACTGTTACGCCGTTAGCACGGGCCTGTCCGAGCATAAGTGCAAGAACATCAGGCGCAATGTTTGTGAATTCAAGCGAAATCTCAGTGTTTCCACGGTTGTTAGCAACGAAGAAAGCTCCGTTATCTGCATAATCAACTGCTACATCTGAATTAGGGTTTACGCTTGCCTGTACCGCTCCTTTGATTGGAATCGGTGTATCGTATGTGACTCCGGTATCTGAGTCACTTGTCAGCCGTGCGATAACTACGTTATCCAAGCCGATTTTAGGGTTTGAAGCTGAACTCATATTCTCATTCCTCCGATTTTGATTTTATCTTTCAAAGAGAGCCATAAAACTCTCTTGTAAAATCCATAACTCTATGTTTAATGCTGTCCTCAACATCGTCTGTTTCCTGGTTCAAGGTGCAAGCCCAATAATCGCCCCGGAAAATGTTGTGAACTATTTCCCCGATTTCCGTCGTAGTCGGGTAATTTGTCAGCGCCTTTGTGAAAATGTGTATTCTCACGACTGCCCTAGTTGCCTCCGGCAGATTGTCACTGAATTCTATGTCATTCTGATTTGTGTCCTCGTACACAATCAGCGGGAAGTTTTTAACCTCGTTCGGATATGCAGAAAGAATCTTCCCGCTTTTTCCTAACTTAGTTTCAAGCTCAGTGCTGGAAGTGAGCAAAGTTTTGTAATATTTTTTAAGATTCAACATCTCACTTTCCCTCTATCGCTTTGCCCAATATTTTTTTCTGTGCCTGCTTAATAAACTCAATAGATTCACTAAGCGCCCGGCTCAGCCAAGGCCTAGGCTTCATCCGTGATGTTCCGTACTCTAAATAACGGCCATAAGGCGGGTTGTTAAGAATTGAACCCACAACACCCACAGCCTTGCCGTTTCCTTCTTCCCTGACTTCGTGCGTGATACTCATTCTTAAAGTACCTGTATCAACGGCAGGCGGTTCGCCTTCCACCGAAGCATAATGCACGATGTCTTTATTCTTGCCTTTCTTATAGGCCTTATTATAATCGACCTTTGTATCACGCATTAAGGTTTTTGCCTTGCGCTCTACTTCGGCCGCTACTGTTGCGCAAAATTTGGCCTCTGAACTGCTTACATTCTGTAAGCGTTTCTGCAGGTCAGCGTTAATCTCCCGAATCTGCGCCTGAATGTCCTGCTTCGCCATTTTCGGTTTCCTCTTCTTCCGGGGACTCATTCTCAACAGGAATCAAAAGGCACTCCCCGTGCCTGCTCCATGCGTTTATCGGCATGATTGAATAAATCTCAGTCAGCCCCCCCGTGAATTGCGAAATCACGCTCGCACGGTTTCCCGCCTTAATGTTAGGGTGAAATCCGTTATACAAGAAAAGTTTTGTACCGCCTTTCTTATAGTCTATTCCAAACGCTTTAATTTCATCCTCTGTAAGTGAGTGCGGCTGCACATCCCCGCTCAATGTCTCTATCTGCTCAAATCCGGCAATAATATCGCCCTCATCGTTACAGGTAGTCACTTCGGCAAGAATCGCAATCGTTGCGTTGTTGTAACGAACCATCAAGCCACCCCATAGAAAACATATTTAGAAAGCGTTTTCTTTGCGCTCTCAGTCAGTCCGATTTCTGAGGCAGAATCCCCGAATGTATCAGAGATATTTCCCTCATGGTGTGACTTAATTCCGATTGCTCCCATTTGGTCATAACTGAATCGAAGGACAACTAAATCCATGCAGACAGAAACGATGTCATAAGGCAGCGAATCAGAAGCGCCCTCGACATAGTTTTCATCACCCGGAAGATAATAACCAGCCGTATAACTTGTCTTAATTTCCCAAGCCCCGGAAACTACATCGTGAGTAAATCCCCTTGTATAGACAGCACCGCTCCATCCGTTTCCACGGTAAAGGCGACCCCATCTTGCATACTCCGGAATTACTTTATAATCATCAATTTCCACTCCGTTAGCCGTTACCGATGCAACGGAACGAAGCGGAAAATGATTGAGTTGCAGAAGCTGTCGGCAATTAACGGCGTGCAGTTCCTCTGTATAGTCAGCCATTGCCAAAGAATACCCAAGAAAAGACTCAATCTCTGCGGATGCTTTCTTAATCAAAAGCATTAATTTAGCGTCTTGAGACTCATCTGTTTCCGAGATGTTAAGCAATGTCTTTACATCGGTTAAGCTGCACAGTGTCAATTTTCTTTTGCTCCTACGAATTAACGACCGGGTCAGTACAGAAATCACCCAAAATACAAACTGCGGTTGTAGCGTCTGATTTGAGGTATTTCTTTGCGCCTGCAATGTCGATGTTGTGAACACCAGCGGCAAGGCCTGTGACATAATCGACATAAGTTCCGTCGGACGTGTCGCAAGTCTGAACCTTTTTGTTTGAGCCGGTTGTTACAATAACCATGCTCTCAGCAGAACCTTTAGCGAATGCACTTGTTCCGTCTGCTACGACTTTAATCTGTTCCAAAAGTTTAGAGCGTGTCATATTCTTTTTTCTCCGATTGTTTAGTTATTAAGAAAGCGGGCCTTTAACCCGCTCCCAATTTCCGGGGCCTTTTCAGCCCCTTTGTCTTATGCCTCTGCAAAAGTTCCGTGTACGAATGCTTTTGGCTGTCGGCAAGCAAAGTCACATTCTGTGATAAGGCGAACGAGTGTAAGGTCGTTCTCGAATGCAGAAATAGACTGCCCGTCTGCGGTGTATGAGCCGTCACGGGACATCTCGATTGTGATGTCTTTTGCGATTCCGAACATCATTTCAGCGAAGTCTCCGAGCCAGAAGTCAGCATAATCTTTAGCCGGGGCGGTCTCTTTTGTGTAAGCGACTGTTGATGATGAGTGGAATTCGTATCCCCGGAGTTTTCCAGTTCGTGACATTTCATCAGACCATGCGAACGGTCCAGAAGCAAAGGCCTTGTTTCTGAGCCAGCTTTCACCGATTGGGTTTAAGAGCCAGTGAACGTTCTCAAGGCGTACGTTTGCCTGCTGCAAAAGTGCAACCATGTCGTTAGGTGTAGTCAGTGCAAGGGCTGTTGTGCTTCCGCCTGCTTTCTGAATGTTTCCGTTGTTAGCAAGTCCGAGAGGCGCATACTGTGTGCCGCTGCCGTTGAGAAGTGCTTTGTCAAGCTCAACACGAGTATTGCGGATAAGGTCATCTGCAATCCATCCTTCAAGGTTTACGCCGCTTGTGCGGAGCAAAGTGTTTGAAACCGGGATAAGTGCAGAGAGCTTCTTTGCACGCATATTGACTTCGCCGAATGTTGGCTGAGTCTTTGAGGCAGGTTTTGCCTCGCCAATCCAAGATGCGCTTGAAGAAGCGTCCATGCGTGGGATTGAAAGATTTCCGTTTACAAGCGGAACACGGCGGATGTTAAGTTTGTCGATGAGTGTGTTTGCGACAAGTGCCTCAATGTATTCACCGCTGAAAGCGAGAGGAACAGTGAAACCTCCCTCAGAAGGTGTTCCGGCGTTAAGAGCTTTCTGCTCCAGAACCTTGTGCAAGCCCTTTGAATATGGGAAGTCTTTCTTTGCCTGCTCAACGATTGCTTTTGGGTCAACCTGCATGATGTTATGAGCGTCTTTCTTGCCCATAGCAGAAGCGGCTGAGGCAATCATCTGATTTACGATTGTTACAGGTGTCTCTTTTACTTTGATTGAGTCACCGCCAGAAACAGCCTCTTTGAAAGCCTCGAGATATTTGACATTCTCTGCTTCGTCTTTCCTTGCTTTTTCTGTGATTTCGGCAACTGCCTTTGATACAGCCTCATCAATCTGTGCCTGAGGTACAGCACCCAACTCTTTTTTGATTGACTCTTTAGCGGCCTCAATCTGTTTCTGAGAACGCTCGTCAATCATCTGTTTAAGCTCGTTCATTTCCATGATAAACACTCTCCAATGTCTAACTTGCAATGCTTTTGCGATGTTTGAGATGATTTTTAATGTCGTTTTCGTACCAGATAATCAAGATTCTTTCTTAATTCATACGGTAGAAATACTGTCTACAAAAGTAGACATATTGAAGTATAACATAAAAAAGAATTATGTCAAATTTGCAAAATATAACGAGCAGGGCAAAAAAAAGAGCGGCCAAGTGACCGCCCGAAGATTTACGCATATTTTGCGATTATTTTTTTATAATTTTCAATCTGCCCTGTAAGATATTCAACAGTTGCCGGGTAAGCGTGGCCGCTGTCGATTTCTTTTTGAAGCCGTTTTTCATCGTGCTTCATCCAGCGTTTAGAATCCGCTACAACCCGCTTTTTATATGCGGCAAGGGCTTCTTCATAGTATTTGTCGCCCGGCTCTAATACGCATCGGTCAGAATCAAAATAATCTGACTGAGCGTCGGTATCGTTCTGAATCTTCCCCAATTCTTCAGGGAGTTTTTCATAGTCCCTTGCCGTGATTGAAATGCAGCTTGCGCTGTGCCTGATGTTGTTTCCCATTGAGTAGAAACAAGGTGTATACTCACCCTCTCCCCATTTAATTCCGTTCTGCATAATCTTAATCATCTTTCGCTCCTTAGCGGTCTCTCCCGCTTGCCTTATGGTTATATATTACTGTATCTTGTTTGTTTTGTCAATAGTTTTACAAAAAAAATAGTTCATAAATTTTCAGAAAAAAAAAAGCACCGTATTTCTACGGTGCAAGGAGCGTAAAGAAGTGGAAATTTCTTCCCCTTCAACTTACCCTTTTATCTCTCCGATGTCAACTTCATCTTTAAGGCCGGCAAGGTCAAAAGATTTGTCGTTATCTTCTCCTGGTTTTCCCTCAGGCTCTTCCTCCGGCTTTTCCGGGTCCTCACCTGTCAATTCTTCTTCGGCATCGTCAAGCTCTGCAAGAAGTTCGTTCATTGTCTTAACAATTCCTTTCAGAGTTCCACGGCACTTCTCGATTTCGTCACCGCAGGCCTTGATTTTGCAAAGAATTTCTTTTGTTGCTGCGCTGATTCGCTTTCCGCTTTTCTCAGTTGTTAAGAAATCCTTTACAACTGATTCATCAAGGCCGAATGACTTAACAGCTTCAGCGATTGCGTCTTGATTGGCAGGTACGGCAACGGCTGAGAACTCAAGGAGTTCCCATTTCGTGATGTCGTACCCGTCTTTTGTCTCAGTCCATTCAAGCGGGATAAAGCCTACCGATACGGCATTGAGCATACCCGTCTTGTAACAGTGGTAGGTAAAGTCTACCAATTTAGCCTTCTCGCTTGCCTGCTCTGGATTAGTAGAAAGTTCTTCAATCGTCGGGAAGTATACGATAGCCTTGACTCTGTCGCCTTCTACCCATACTTTTTCTGTCTTTCCGAGAGGAAAATCACGGGTATTGTGGAAAGAGAGGAAGACCATATTCTTGTAGTAATTGGTCAAATCAACACCGCTTGCACGGAGAATGTCCCCGTCCCTATCTACGACCTCACGGGAAATTGTGAACTGTACCCGTCTTTCGCCTAAATCCAATGTTTCAACTGGAAGCTCTTTTCTTCTCATTACGCCTTTTTCAAGTTTCATATTTTTAATCTCCTTTTGTTTAGGAAGTCTTTTCAGAATGAGTTAATTTATTTCATACTGATGATTTTCAAGTTTCATGTTTTTGTCTCCTATCTTGCTTGATTACCAAAATGAAGAAATGTCACCTGCAGTATATCTCTCATATTCTGATTCTTTTGAAACAGAAACAGAATCAGAATCTTCTATACCCCAATCATCAGATGAAGTAAAATAGCCGTGTCCTTGACCAATACCACCCCAATCAACAAGTGTCTTATAAGCAAGTTCATTTCCATCATCATATAAAATCTTATAGTCGCTTCCGGTAATACTATCAGGTGCAGTAGAAAAGTTGGTATATATAATTTTATTTGTAGTTTTCTCTCTCCAAGCATAAGCAGTTGCACTTCCACCGCTTGGAATGTTGCTAAGTGTAATAGTCGCTTTCTTCATTCCGTCTTTGCCCTCTGTAGGCTCAATCTCTACAGGCTCGGTATAGGTAGATACATCGATTGTCGCAGCCTTGTTATTCTCAAGGTCAGCACCGCTCGGAATCTCGCCCGCCTTGATTGCAACCTGCTTAACATCGACATTACAATCACCAAGAACACAAGTCGCCATAGTTGCGCCTGTTACTTTGATGAATTTCTTTGCCCC